GCATAGCTCGCGTAGTAGTAGTTGGCGTAGCCGCTGCTGGAGACAGTGCAGAAACGCGTGGAGTTGCTGCCATACGGAGAGCGGAGCCAGTACCACCATGTTCCGTTCCCCGGCACTTCCTTCACGCGTCTGCGCTCCGTGCTGAACAGCTCCAGCTGCGTCTCGTCGGTGTCCGCCGGTGCCCAGTCCTTTGTGTTTTCCTTGCCGAACATCTCCGTGAACGATGGCAACCACAGCTTGTCCTCGCTCTCCAGTGCCTCGCCGTCCACGGTCTGTACAATGCGGCGGGGCACGATGATCTCCTGCAGCTCATCCGGCAGTATGTGGAAAATTGTCTCGTTCAGCCACAGCCGCATCTCACAGTCCCGCCAGCCGCCTTTGTTGGTCATGCGCTTGTTCATGCTGCGCATATCCTTCATGCAGTCCTTCAGCAGGAAAATCAGCCCACGCTCCGTGGTTCCCACGGCCTGCACCGTCAGCTCTTCGCCGGTCTTCAGCGTGATGTCCAGCTCATCTCCCACCTGCAGCAGCTCCTGCAGCTTTCCGTCCGCCTGCGCCTTCTTAATGGTGTTCCACTCGATCTCGCTTGTGATGGTCTTTCTGATATTCATGGGGCATCCTCCTGATTATCTGTACCGTTCATCCCACGGTACGAAGTATTTTCCGCACGCCTTCTTCAGGCGCTCGTCCACCTTGCCCTGCGTGAACCATATCTGCTTGTCGGTCTTTGCATCCGCAAGGCACATTTCCGCATAGGTCATAAAGGTCTGGTCGTAGCAGTCGCTCAGCTTCTTCAGCCGCTCTTCGCCCCAGCCGAAGTCTTCGTGCATGGTGATGAGCATCATGTCCTTGCACTGCTGCAGCGTAAAGCGCCGGGTCTTCTCATCCCGAACAGCCTGCTGCGCCGCCAGCTTCTGTAGGTATCCGCTCTGCTTTGCCATCGCTTATCCCTCCAGTGTTTCCTTCAGCGCCAGCAGCTTTTCAATGGTGTCCTCATAGGCCGCCTCCAGCAGCACCGCGCAGTCTGTCATGCCCTCGTTGCCGTATGGGCAGCCCCAGTGTTCCTCGCTGCTGCATACCCGCTTGCCGCAGGCATCCATCAGCTCCACAGTCTGCCGCGCGTCCTTCAGCTCCTTCAGCAGCCCCTGTGCCTTTTGCAGCGTCTCAGGCTCCAGATCGCTGCGCTCGTATTCCCGCAGCTTCTCGTAGCAGCGCCGCTGATCGCATCGTCCATCCTCGCAGAAGCTCCCGCCGGGGACGGAATCGCACTGCGCAATGTCGCAGAAGGAAAGGTCGGTGTCCACTGTCAGCCGTTTCATTTGCCGCACACCGCCGGTCTGCTCTGCAGCTCTCCGCCGCAGGCCGCATAGCCCGCAAGGTCTACCCAGTTGTCGCTCTTGCCGTGTCCTGTGGCAATGCGTGCGATCTTCAGCAGCGCCAGCAGCGCCGCCACATCCTCCGGCACGATGCAAACCTCCGCCGCCGGGTCTCCGACGCATTTTTCTTTGATGTAGGTCTCCCACAACTCCCCGATCACACGGAAGCTGTCCTCCGGTGTGCCGTAGTCTTCTTCTCTCTGCCCGCACACGCAGACCTCCGCCGCGTGCAGTAATTCGCTTCTCGTCATCATTCGTCCTCCCCGTGCAGCACCGCGATGTTTGCCAGCACGCTGGCATTCGTCCACTCCATGGCCAGCAGGATCGCGCTGCGCTGGAACTCGCCCGCCAGCGCGCAGAATGCGTCGCCGTTATGGTCTTTCACCGCGCTCCACATATCCTTGTGCACGTCCTTGATGGCCTTCATCCGGCTCTCCACGTTCTCGATGTTTTCCTTCAGCTGCGCCCATGCCTCCCGGTCACTGGCAAATCCGCGTCCGCGTTCTTCCATAATTCCGCTCAGCAGCTCCGCAGAGGTCGCCTGCATGTTGCCCATCAACTTCTGCTGTGCGCTCAGATTATCCATGCTGCACCTCCGCGATCTCCCAGTCCTCCGTCAGCATGTCCGTCTGGCTTGCCAGCCACGGCACGCAGCTGCGCGGTGCATCCGGATTGTTGCTGCGCAGGCCAGTGGTGTCGATGTAGATGTACGGGCTGGTCATCTTGCTGTGCTCATCCGGCACCTGCAGCTTGATGAAAATGCCCTTGCCGTTCCAGCCTCTGCGCCGAACCGGCCAGCCGCAGCGCAGCTTGCTCAGTGCCCAGCCAAAGTCGTGCGTTTTCGCTTCCACCGCCTTGCACTTCGCAGCGCGCTCCTCGTCCGTCCTCTTCTGCAGGGCATAGCCCTCCAGCTCCCACAGCCGGTTCTCGATGTGCTGCAAGCACAGTCTCTTGCCCAGCTCCGTGTCGTAGTTGGCCGGGTCTACGCACGCGCTGCTCTCCGTCAGGATGAAGCCGTTGCGCAGCCGCACCGTCACCACCGTGCACTTGCCGAACTCCGTGCGTACCTGCACGTCCGCGCTGTTCAGCAGCAGGTCGATCTCCGCCTGTGTTACCTTGATGTCGCTCATGTTCATTTCCTCCTGTCATTTTGTTTGTATATCGTCCGCCCCCACTGGCAGCGTGGGCAGAGGTATCCGTCCTTTGGTATCGTTTGGCCTTTGGCGATGTTCCATCTTAGCCCGCAGCCACGGCAGGTCTCATACCGCAGCCCCGGTATCTCCCGCGCTTCCCGTTCTCTCATGCGCCTGCCTCCCGGTACAGCTTTGTTCTTCCGCTTTCGATGTGGCAGCGGTTGATGAGCGGTCTTTGCTTTCTTCCGCCATCCAGAATTACCCTGAGATCGTCCGGTGTCCGGATGATCTTTTCCACGGTTGTAACCATCAGCCACTCGTGGCTTTCCGTGGAACAGTCATATATGACGGTCATGCCCACCTGAAGCTCATCCCATGCAAGCCTCCGCCCGTGTTCCTCTATGTATGCGCCCACGCGCAGCGCAGCGGGGAAGAGGCTCAGCTGTTCCATCCGCTCACTCCTCATACGGGCTTTGCAGGCTCCAGTCCCAAACTTGCCCGCCGTTCCACTCCGTCCGGAAGTGGTTGTGTTCTCCGTCGCCGGTGAAGAAAAGGTATTCCCTCGGCAGCACTCTTCCGGTGTCAGTCTTCCCGTCCTTTTCGTCCAGCCACCGTTCGATCACATCCAGCGCCAGCTCCTCCAGCTCCGGCAGCAGCGGATGATCTGCTGCATATCCATGGAACTGGTACGGCTTTGTCACCACAGCAATCACGCCCGCCGGTGTCGCATCCCGTGCATCGTCTGCTCGGTTCAGAATGCACCACACCACCGCTGCCCGCTCTGTTGTTCCGCACACCATGGCCTCTCCGTATACGGTCTTGGCGATGTACGCCGCCGCATCCGTCCATGCGCTCATGTCCCGCTCAGGTTCTTCCTGTCGGATGACCGGCTCTGGCATGTACGTCACATAGGTCTGCGTCAGCTTCTCGGCCACCGCCTCGTCCTGCTCAATCGGCTGCGCCGTTGTGCTCAACATCAGCAGGTTAGCCACCACCGCCGCCAGCATCAGCATCGCCGCCGCTGCCGCAAGTGCTCTCTTTCTCATTCCATCCACCCCGCCAGCCACGCGAACAGCGCCGCCGCGCACATGGATGCAGCCATCATCAGGAAGCCCGCGCTCAGCGCGATGCTGTCCTGCTCCACGCCTCCGCCGATGCCCAGCATCAGCAGGAAGCTCAGCCCCGCCAGCGCACCCCACACGCTCTTCAGCGTCCGGCGCTTGCGCCTATGTACCGTGCGGTATCTCGTTTCCATGTTTTTCCTCCCGTCTAAAACGGCAGTTCACCGTCGTCTTCCGTGATCTCGTCGTAGGCGTTCCCGGCCTGCTGGTAGATGTCCGCCACCTGCTCCAGCTTCTTCGTGTCGCCGAAGTACAGGTTGGTGGCGTTCAGCTCTGTCTCCTTGCGGGTCTGGTCGTGTTTGTCCTTCCATGTGCGTGTCTGCAGGCGGCCTGTGGCCACCACCATCCGCCCCTTGCCGAAGAACTTGCACAGGAACTCTGCCGTGCCTCGCCATGCCACACAGTCGATAAAGTCCGTGGCACGCTTGCCATCTTCCCCCGGCTTGCCGTCTCGCTCCACCGCCAGCGTGAAGCTGCACACCGGCGTACCGGTGTTTGTCCGCCGCAGCTCCGGGTCAGCGGTCAGCCGCCCCATGATGGCCGTGTCATTCAGCATCGCTCTCAACCTTTCTCTCGATGGATTTCATCAGCTTCAAAAAATCAGCCGCCTGCGGATATTCGCCCGTGTCGTCGCGGACAACCTCCGCCAGAAAGCTCTGAAGCTCTCGCCAGCAGGCGGTATAATAAATCTCGTTTCGATCACTCTGCATCTGTTTATCTCCACTTTTCCATGATGTTCTCCGCCGCTTCCTTCGTCAGCCCGATGAAGTCCTCGTCCGTCGTGCCTATCAGGATGGCGTTGCCTACGATGGCATCGTTGAAGAGGTATGCCATGTCTGTGGCCAGTCGGTTCACCGGCATCCCCAGCAGCTTGCCCTCCTCGTTGATGATGAGCGTCAGCCCCACGCCCTGCTCATGGCTCCATTCGCCCGCCAGCGCCGTGGGCACCGTTTCAATATGGCCTTCTACGATCTCCTGCAGCGCCTTCAGGTCTAAGCTGTCGCCGGGGTAGCAGTGCAGCAGCACCGTCTCCTCGTTTGGCCTGATGATGATCGCATATCTCTCCATGCGTTTTTCCTCCTTCACCAATTCACGCACAATTCCTCGTCCAGAATCTGAAATGTTCCGGTCGGCTTCTCTTCCGTTGGCTGCAGGTCTTCCTCATCCAGATAGTTCCTGCCGAACTCCCGCATGAAGTCCTCCTTCGTCCAGCCCATCCGCTCCATGGCCATCTTCTGGCCGTAGCGGTGCAGCTCGTCCATGGTCTCCCGGCAGCTGTGCACCGCTTTCTCCCCGAAGATGTGGCAGCTTCCGTGGCACAGGTAAACTGTCAGACCGTACTTCTCGCTCTTCTTGCGGTATGCGCCGCCGAAGATGTGGTGCTTGTCCAGCGGCTCCGCCGTCCCGTTCCTGCCGCACAGCCAGCAGCTTCTTCCTGTGTACATCTTTCTGCCTCCTTCAGGTTTCTGCGGCGTGTCTCTTGCAGCGCCCGTCCACGCCTACGCCTTTGAACTTGCCCTTGTTCGCTCTCGCGCGGGCAGCGTCCAGCCGTGCCTTGTCGATGTCGTACTCGAATCTGCCGTTCGCATCCAGCTTGTCGGTCATGCCCCGGTTCAGCTCGCGGTATACGGAAGTCTCGTGCAGTCCCACCGCATCCGCGATGTCGCCCACCTTCCAGCCATCTTTGTACAGCCTTGCGATCTCCATGCGCACCTCGTCATCCATGACCTTGTATTTCAATTCAGTGCTCAACCTTCTCACTCCTTCCGCCCGTTTGAGCATAAAAAAATATCGCAAGTCGAACCGTTTAGGTTCTTCTTGCGATATATTTTACAGGTTGCCGAATTTTTCACTTTGAAAAAGTGCAAGATTTTTCAATTAAAAAATAGCCAGACTTTCACGCCATGATTTGTGCAAGTTGTTCATTGAACGCTCTGGCTGCCGTTGTCCGTCCCAAAATCTCCCGTGGGTAGTTGTTCATCCAGTCTGCCGCTGCGATGATCTCCTCGTCCGGCACCTCGTCGAAGTTCGTGCCCTTCGGGAACAGCCGCCGGAACATCTTGTTCAGATTCTCGTTGCTGCCGCGCTCATAGCTGCTGTACGGGTGGCAGTAGTACATCTTCGTCCGCTGCCCGCCGAAGATGGAAGTCTCCATGCCCTCACAGTCAGAGAACTCGCTGCCATTGTCCACGGTGATGCTGCGGAAGATTTTGCTGAACAGCGCGCCATACTTCCGCTCCAGTCCGTTCAGCGCCGCCACCACGTTCTCCATGGTCGCGCCGTACATGGGCAGCGTGATCTCGTTGCGGCTCAGTCTCTCCGTCAGTGTCAGCACGCACTTCTTCGTCTTTTGCTTGCCCTTCACAGTGTCCATCTCCCAGTGAAACGGCTCTTCCCGCTGGTTTATTTCCTCCGGCCTGCGTTCGATGCTCTCGCCCTGCGGTGGACGCGATGCCGAGCGCACACGATTGTATCCGCGCTTGGTCTCTCCATGCAGCGGCAGGTCTTTGTTGGTGATGTTCAGAAATACGCCGTTCGTGATGTAGTTGTAGATGGTCTTCTCGCACACGCGCACGGAAAACTGTTTTCCCTCCAGTTCAATGTCCATCAGGACAGCAGCGGGGCTGCGCCCCTCGTCAGCGATCTTGCGCTCAATGTAGTCCGCCAGCGCATAGTCATTCCCCAGCTTGATCGGTCTGCCCTTGGCGGTCTTTCCGTATTCATACTGTTGTTGCGCGATGTCGGCGGAGTAGCGCTTGTCCGTGGTGTAGTCGCCGTTCAGGTGGTCGTACATCACGCCCGGACGCTTCAGCTCCCGGTACACGGTGGTGTAGTTGACGCGCAGCGCGTCCGCGATCTCCTGAATCCCGGCTCCGCCGTTGTACATCTGCTCGATCTTCAGTCTGTCAGTGTAGGTCAGGTGGTGGAACCGCTTGAACTTTCTCTCCATGCCGTGTTTCTCCTTTGCGCTTTCTTGCGCTTATTCTAAAGCTGATTACGGCAGGTGTCAATATATGCAAAATCCCTCCGCCCGCAGGTGGAGGGATTATTCTTTTCCCAGCAGCCAGTCCGTGCTCACGCGCAGCACCTCGCCCAGTATCGGCAGCTCAAAGTCCGGCACCACGCGCTTGCCGGTTTCAATTCTGCTCACGGCCATCTGTCCCAGCTGAAGACCGGCCAGCTGCAGCTTCGCCGCCAGCTCTTCCTGTGACCAGCCCATACGCATTCGCGCCTCGCGCACCCGCTCGCCGCATAGATTAAAGCGGTCTCCCAGTGTATACAGCCGCACAGCTCCGCCTCCTCATAATCATCTTTTGCATATTCTTGCTTGAACTTACCATGTCTTCGTGTTAATCTTATAAAAAAGATGATTAGACGGAAAATATTTTTTGGAGGTATACCTATGAAATGGCTCGTATATGGCTGCGGTCTTCTGATTTCCAGCGCCGCGCTTGTTGCTCTCTCCATGTCCGGTGTGTTTCCTGCCCTCGGCGGTATCGGCTCCGGGCTGTTGACAGTCTGCGTCTACTTTCTCGGTGTATATCTCGCGCCGCGCCTCATCATTCATCGCCTTCAGCAGCGTGTTTCGAAAGAGAAGCCCGAAGATATTGTTACCATTGAGCCAAATCGCAAGCCCGTTCGCCGCGATGTCGTCGGCTATCAGCTGGCTATATTTATCCTTGTTTGTGCATCGGTTCTCTTTGCTCTCCGATGCGGCAGTGCATCCAGCGAAGTCGAGCAGCTGCAGGCGCAGCTCGAAGAGCAATATCACGACCGTTATGAAGAAGGCTATGCAGATGCCGAAAGTACCGCCTATGAAAGCGGCTATGATGTCGGGTGTAAAGATGGCTACAGCACCGGCTATGCCGACGGAGATGCTGCTGGCCGCAGTGCAATCCTGTCCACTTACTACAATGAGCTGCGCTTCTTTCGCAACGGCGCTTGTATCGTCACGGAAGAAGGCTATCGTTATCACCACTATGGCTGCCATCACATTGCAGGGCGCGAGTATTGGATATACAACACCGAGTTGGCAGAATATAAAGGCTATTCTCCCTGCATTGATTGTTGGGAAGATGGGCTTTTGACAATTACACTGAGCTGATAACGAAGCAGAACACCCCCCGGCCTCCCCCGCGGGCGACCGCCAACGCATAAACGAAAGTTTTTGTCATAGTTATTTATAGTGGGTCCGGCCTCCGAAAGGGGGCCGGATTTTTTGGTTAGTCGGATTATTTGACTATCTTCGCAATAGAAAATAGAAACAAAGGTTAAGACAAACCTTTATACCTACAGTAAACCGTTACCTGTTGTAGAAATACGGCAGTTTTTATGATGGTGTAATATTTGTCTGAAACTTGAGCCTTGTCCCTGCCCGTTCGGGTGGGGGACAGGCTTGGGCGTAAGGGCAACTACCATCATAAGGCTGTAACGGGCCGACTGTAGGGGTTGTACCTGCGTCCTTGCTTTTTTATAGGAGGACTGCCCTGCGGGCGGCGGCGTGAGAACGGACCAGGTACATGACTGGAAATAACCGTCACCCGGCAAAAATGCACCGGAACAATACGGCTGTCGTCTTTTTCAGCCGCCATATTTTGTGTTTTCCCACATTTTTTCGAAATTT